CATCTATCACAAAGAGTGCAACGATTTCTTTAATGAATACGAGGATGACATCGAGGATGTTTGTTATGACATGCTCGGTGATGAGTGGATGGTAACGCTCATCAAACACGCCAAACTTACCGACATCATGTCACTCAAGACACATGCAGTTTGGTTTGTTGTTGAGACTTATTGTCAGTCAATTGTACAAGATTGTGAGGAATATTGTGCAGCTTAAGTACAAACAACCACGTTTCACATTCATCTCAAGGACGCAGCTATGATTACCTCTGAACGCATCAATCTTGAATTGTCTGGTTACTACGAACGTATCTATCAAGATGGTAAGAGTATTGCATACCTTGCCAAACATGCTAGCGAAGAAAAGTATTTCTTTGTCGTTAATAAGGATCAATTCCTTTATAAGGATTATCCTACTGTTGCTGATGCCAAAGAGGCATTGTTCCGTATCTACCCTGAGTTTAACTAATGAGCGAAGAACAGAAGTTTGAAGAGTTGATGACTCTACTCGCTATGTCTGGTGAGTTCCAAGAGTCTGAACTTGAGTATCATGTCCACGAGATTATGGACAATCCACACATCTACCCTGAGTACTTCTGATGACTGAAACTAACATCATCCTCGCAGTCATTGGCTGCGTAGGTTTATTGTCTACGCTTGCAGTCTATTCCCGTGCAAATAGTGCTGTAACTAAATACGAGAAACAATTAACTAAACAATGAATGAATCACGCGAATGGTTGCTACTCAATGCTGTAGAATGTTGGCTTCATCACTACACAAACGTTGGAAAGTACACAGATGAGTACATTAAACTTCGTGATGAGTTCCGCTTAAAGGTACAGCAAACTGATGAGGCTGAAGATCTCAAGGACGCACCTATCGAAACTCCTCCCAAACGTACAACACGTAAGCGTACATCAACATGACCCAACCACGCCTATACGAGGTGACCCTACGTTCAGGCACTATGCATCTGCTAGCGCCCGACTCTGAGAGTGCAGCATGGCAAGCTCTAGAGTTGTCCCAAGAACGCGATGATGAACTAATCAATGTGAGGCAAGCTGATGAGTGGTAAGTATTATCCGAATAATTGGGAACACTACAAGGACGCACCTGATGAGATGTTTGAACCTCATACATTTGAGGAAGTTATGTCTTGGAAGGTAGCAGGTTGGGAACTACCATCTTCTGTATGTTGTATCATACGTGAAGAGACTCCTCGTGGTAAGATCAAAGAGTATGTCTATCAGAAGCAATATGCTGCTGAAGCCAAGGTTAAACGTTTAATGTCAGAGGGTGCTGAGTTCACAGTCTGCACTGACTCTGCTATTCATTTTATTTCACCCGGAAACACTGATGTCATTGATTACGATTGAGCAATTCTATGAGCTTGCTGAGGATTATCCTGAGCTAGCACAATGTTATCACATTCACGACGATACGGAGGAGCTTATTGATTACACAAGCGGAGATTGACAAGCAGATACAACTAGAGCGTGAAGCTATTGCTCACGGGTTACACCGTCTTCGTAAGAATACACGTGATTTAGAGAACAAATCGTATGCTTCTGCCAGTGTCTATGGTGTAGCATCTATCGATACTTTGTTACCTATTCTTGTTGAGTACATTGAAAAGACTACACATGACAGGTTAACACGTGGTACCGGGCATCAATTTCAACTCATTAAAACTTATATTTCTAAGCTTGAAGTATTAGCATCTGCTACCATTGCACTCAAGCTTACGTTTGATAAAGTATTCTCATACAAAGATAAAGCCAACCAACTCGTTAACATTTGTGATTCCATTGGTAATGCATTGGAAGACGAATGTCAGATGCGTTATTACGAGGAGAATGCACCTGGCTTACTTGCTACGTTAAAGAAGAACTATTGGCACAAGTCTATCGGAACGCAGCAAAAGCTAACGGTTATTCAGACACTCATGAACCGACATGACATCAAGAAATGGGATTGTTGGGGACGTGATAACCGTGTTAAAGTAGGTGGTTGGCTATTAGATTGCATTATGCAAACTAGTGGTTGGTTTGAGAAACTTAATGTAAGAGAAGGTAAAAAGACAGTTCAGTATGTAATACCAACTGCTGAGTTCCTAGATATCAAGGACGCAGTGATGAAAGATGCTGAACTGTTTAGTCCTCTTGCATGGCCAATGCTTATACCTCCAAATGATTGGACTAATACCCAAGCTGGAGGATACCTGTTAAACGAGGTCATGAACGGTCACAAACTAGTGAGGCGTGGACATGACTGCCGTATACAGGGGGAGAAACCACTAGAGTTTTTAAACAAGATTCAAAAGGTTCCTTACTGTTTAAACCAGTTTATAGTCAGTGTAGCGGAAAAGTTAGAGGAGTTAGAAAGACCAGTTGGGAAGTTCTTACCAGTAGTCAATTATCCTTTACCTCCTAAACCTGTAGATATTGCTGAGAATGCAGAAGCTAGGAAAGCATACAGGAGAGAGGCAGCTGAAGTTCTAAATAGACAAGCTAACGAGTTTAGGAAGTCTTGTAGAACTAGAATGACTTTAGAGGCAGTAAAGAGGTTTAAGGAGAAAGAGAAGTTTTACCTTCCGTGGTCTTTTGATTACAGAGGTAGAGCTTATCCTATTCCTGCTTTCCTTACTCCACAAGACACAGACTTTGGAAAAAGTTTATTGAGGTCTTATGAAGAAGCATTCATGACTCCTGAAGCTGAAGAGTGGTTAGCATTTCAAGTTGCTACTACCTTTGGTCTTGATAAGGCAACGATGCAAGAACGTCTTGAGTGGGTACAGAATAATACCACATTCATCAAGCGTATAGCATTAGATCCTATTGAGTGTCTTCCTGATTGGGAGTCTGCTGATGAACCTTGGCAATTCCTTGCTGCTTGTGAAGAGTACTATGCGTGTGTCTTAGCTTGTACTAGATCTCACACTGGTTTATTTGTGGCTACCGATGCTACTTGCAGTGGTCTACAGATCCTTGCAGGATTAGCTCGTGATAAGTCCACAGCACAACTTGTTAATGTCTTACCTGGTAACAAGCCTCAAGATGCCTACAAGGTAGTCGCTGAGGTAGCTACACCTAACTGTCCTGAATCTATCCGTCCTTACATGGATAGAAAGACGGTCAAAAGGGTAGTCATGACCGTGCCTTACAATGCTAAACCTTATTCCAACCGTGGGTACATCAAGGACGCACTTAAGGAAAAGGGTGTAGAGATTGACAAGGACGATTTAACTGCTACTGTTAAAGCAGTGAGAGATGCTATGGAGGTTGTCGTTCCTGGTCCTATGGCTGTCATGTCATGGATTGAGACAGAAGTCTCCAAAGCTATTGATCGTGGCAAGACAGAACTTGAGTGGACTACTCCATCAGGGTTTGTCGTTGTTCAACGGTTGATGAAGAAGGAGATGGTAACAATTAACCTTCAACTCCTTGGTCGTTGTCAACTAGCTGTTGCTGTTGATGATACCAAAGAGGTTGATAAGAACCATCACAAAAACGCTACCGCTCCTAACTTAATTCACTCACTGGATGCTAGCCTGTTGCACTTGGCTGCGTTACGTTTCAACGCACCTATTGCTCTCATTCATGATTCTGTGCTTTGTAGAGCAACGGACATGTCTGTTCTCAGCACTATTGTGCGAGAGACCTACATGCACCTGTTCGCAGAGCACGATTACTTAACGGACTTTGCCCAACAGATAGGGGCAGAGACTGACCCACCGATCATCGGAGATCTGGAACCAGAATCCGTGATTGATTCCACTTACTTTTTTTGTTAATGACCCGCACCATCCACAAAACTGAACAGCCTGTTATCCTTGATGGTTATCAAGCTGTACTGAAGCCTAGCAAGTTTGGCTATTCCTTGTCTGCTATTGTTGATTCCACCATCGTTGATGCACTTGAAGAGGATCGCGCTGAATCTCTCAAGTGGGCAGAAACCAAACTGAAGAACCCGAAGCGTTCTACTCTCAAGCCTGAACCTTGGGAAGAAGTGTCTGACGGTCAATACAAAGTCAAGTTCTCTTGGAATGAAGAGAGCAAACCACCTGTGGTTGATACTGAAGGTACACACATCACTGATGAGAACATTCCGATGTACTCGGGTAGCCGTGTGAAACTTGCTTTCTACCAGAAACCCTACATCCTCAAAGATGGTGTCACCTATGGCACTAGCTTGAAGCTTGTTGGTGTACAGCTGGTGTCTCTTGCGTCCTCAGCGGGCGTTGACACGGGCGACATGGCTGCTGAAGACGTGGCTGCTATCTTTGGTACCACGCAAGGATTCAAAGCCTCTGAGCCTAATGTGACGCCTCTGGCGGAAGTTTCTGATGAGGATGACTTCTGATGCTTGAAGTTAACTACACGAAGAACAAAGAGTTTGGTTTGTGGGAAGCTACTGCTACCCTCACCCTTCCTCCCATCACGGTCACACGTTACAAGGGTGACAAGTCTGACTTCCGATATGATCTTAGCCGTGCCTTTACGGAGATCATCGAGCAGATTGTAGAGAAAGCTATCGAAGAAGACTGATGTTTCGTTCAGGCTTAGAAGAGAAGGTCGCAAGCCTTCTCACAAGCTTGAAGGTTAAATACGAATATGAAAACCACAAACTTGCATACATCCTACAATGCAACTACATCCCCGACTTTCTTTTACCGAATGGTATCTTTCTCGAAGTGAAAGGACGCCTGACGAGCGAGGATCGTCGGAAGATGATTGCAGTAAAGAAGAGCAATCCCGACTTAGATATTCGATTCGTCTTTCAAGCACCATTTAACAAACTCTACAAGGGATCCAAGACTACCTATGCCAAATGGGCAGAGAAGAATGGATTCCCTTGGACCTCTTACACCACCATCCCAATCGAATGGCTAACCTAAAGTACGGCTCAGTTGATTTCTATTGTGAACATTTCAGCGACTTGCTTGCTGATGTTGACGGCGAAGATCCTGTCACTGCTGACAACATCATCCAAGGATTCCTAACTGCAGTTGACGAATGGTTTGATTATCACGAACGCCAAGCAGATGCATACTCCAAACTCCGACAGCGAGTTCGTGAGGCACTTGCCGTGTGACACTTGTGGCTCATCAGATGCAAACTCTTTGTACTCTGATGGGCACACTTTTTGCTTTTCATGCAATTCGTACGGTCACATCGAACAAGATGTACACATTCATCAAATGTCCAATAACATACAGATGCGAGGCTCAGCTGAACGGCTGCAGAAACGCCGCATCTCTCAAAAAGTTTGTCAACAATACAGGATTCATACCGATGGCAATGTTTTAAGATTCTATTACTTCAGTGAGTCTGGAGTACTTGAAGGT